TCTTTGGGAAGTAACTGGAGATCAGACACTTAGATCTATAAATGGAGAAGTCTCAAATCAGTCAGCATATAGTCTTTCTGCTATTCCACTAAATTCTGATCTAACGTCATCAGTACCATATGTGCTTAATAATAAATTAGTTAACAATATTATAGACTTGGGAGAAGCAGTATATTGGTTAGGAAGACATAACGGATATTTTTATGCTAACGGAGAAATTATAAAATTTGATGCAATTCAATACAATATTCCAGGTGCTGAAAAAATTATAGTATCAGAAGACACTAATGGCAAGCCAATATTTAACACCATAACTGTAGGTACAATTGGAAATGTTTGGATTAGCAGTAATCAAGAATACCAAGACTATATGTCAAAACTAACCTTTAATGGCAAGATATATCCTACAGGACTTGTAAGAGTATATGCAGAGCCTAAGTATGAAGAAGTAAATGGAATAACAATAATGAAAAATGGCGAGGTATCAAGACATGGAAGAGGGCAATTTGGCACACCAATAGTAAGTCATAAAGCAGGATTAGATCCCTATTGGTCAAACAATACTTATCTTCGTGGCTTTAATATGAAGAGCAGCCACCTATTCGGTTTGGTTGATGGAGATATACTAAACAATCAGTCAATTTCAGAATTATCGTTAAGTACAAATGTGGCTGGAGAAAATAATTCTAAAGCATTGCAAAATGTAAGAACTGGAATTATCAAAAATTTTATGTCATCGTCCTATACCAAAGAAACACAAAACAATACAATAAAAGCAACACAGGCAGGATCAGTTCAGTCTTCTGCTTTAGTTATGAATGGTCCATCTTTTAGCACAACAGAAACACCAATTAACTTTTTGTCATATCAATATAAAGCCCTTAATAATAAATATAAACACTTCGGAACTAGAATGAGAATAGTTGGTAAAATTGAAGCAAGTGAAACTATAGGGCAGACACCAATTAATGCTACTCCATATTATGTTTTACCAGGAAGTCAGCCAAGCCAAAGATTAAATATTTCTGGAGGTTCTGGAGGAATTGCTGTTATGCTAAATCCAGCAACTAATGTTGGATACTATTTTGAAATTGTTTCTTTAACCGAAAAAAATGTAAGCGAGTATTCATCAGAATCTGACAGTTTACATAATATATTATTTTATAAAATTTATTCAGATTCTCAATCAAATGCAATTCCAATTAAACTATGGGGAGGCTTTGGCAATATTATTGTGGATGACGGCACCTTTACTGGACAAAGCAGACTTATGGCAGAAGAAAACCCAACAGTATATGATCTTGCTGTTGAATACCAAGACATAGGATCTATTAGAAGGTTTTATTTATATATAAACAATAAACTAGTTAAGATAGTTGACGACTCTTCTCCATTACCTATATACAATAATGTCGCTCTTTTTGTCCGTGGCGGATCAAAATGTATGTTTGAAAATATCTATGCATTAACTAATAACTACAGTCAAAATACTGTATTTGCATTGGACACTCCAGTTAGCGCAGCGTTTGACGATAATGAAATTAATGCAAATGAATCATTTAGGAAATATGCAATGTCAGGAGTTGTGCAGTCCACTTACTTGTCTGGAATAGGTATTAGTGAGCCTCCAAAATTTAATTTATATTTTGATGAATTTGGTACAATCATGAGAGAAGCAGCATATATGAAAGTAAGATATGACAAAGCATATCCAGCATTATATGCTCAACTATCTCCAACCTTTAATAGAATTAAAGGATACGCTGTTTCTGGATTTAGGGCTGGATCTTATGGTGCAGAATTTTTAATATTTAATTCAACAGATACCGCTTTGAATTTAGATGAAACAAGTGGAAATTATTTAAGAATTCAAGGAATAACTTTTACTCAGCAATCTCAAAATGAACTAACTGTTGATAATTATTTTGCTAAAAATAGTAATTTTTCTGATCCAGTAATAGGAAAAGATAATTTAATTATTTCGCCATTTAGATCACAACAAGACTATGACAAAATAAAAACAAGTAGATTGACTTACGGCAAAAAAGAATTTTCTTTAAATCCTTCTTATGTACAATCCGAAGACGATGCAAGAGAGTTAATGTCTTGGATTATTAATAAAATAATGAAGCCAAGAAAAAATTTAGGAGTTAAGGTATTTAGCACTCCAATAATTCAATTAGGTGATATTATTAATATTAAATATAAAGATACACAAAATAAAAATACGATTGCATCAGATGAAGTTCGATTTGTTGTCTACAATATAGACTATCAAAAAGATTCTTCTGGACCATCTATGACGTTATATATGAGTGAGGTGTGAAATGGTGTATTTTGATTCTAGCGGTAAAATAGTTTATGATGATTACCCAACTACACCAGATGTAAAAATGAAATGGAAACCAGGAACTCCCGTCCCAAGTGAAGAGGCACTAAAATCTTATTTAGAATCTATTTCTGGTTTAAACGCTACACCAGATAATCCAGATGTTATTAAATTAATTCAGCAGGCAAATGGAGATATAAAGCCAGCAACCCCAGATATTGTATTATTTAATGACGATATAGTTCCAATAGAAATCATGACGGATCTTATATTTGAAAATATAGGTGGTCAAGAATTAATTAATATAGCAAGATCCGACTTAGTCAATGGTCAAAATGTTTTATATCAGCCTATTAAAAATTTAAGTAGCGTGTATTTTCAATATAACCCACAAAATATTTTAGGTTTACAGGACATAGACTCTAATTACTTTAAAAAATTTCCTATTAATTTTAACAGCAAGGTTCCAGAATGTGGAACTGGGCCAGATTGCTCTATTGTGTATATAGATTCAGAAACTGGAGATTTGGTTATAAATGTTGTTAATTTAGCCAGGGATGAGCAAGTAGAGGTTTCTATAATTTCAGATGGAATTGTGATAGATGATACAATATACGGAGTGATACCATGATAACAAATATCGGAAAAAGCATTTTAGCAAAATACCTAATAGGCCAGGCACCAGCATATGCCTCTTATGTAGCGATAGGCTGCGGGGCAAAACCACTAGCAACTAATCAAAATTTTGGAGATTACTCAAATAAAAAAGCACTAGACTTTGAAATGTTTAGAGTTCCAATCACCTCAAGGGGGTACGTAAATGAAGACGGTATAAACAAGATTGTATTAACAGCAGAATTACCAACAGATGAAAGATATGAAATTTCTGAAGTTGGAATATTTTCGGCGGGAGCAAATCCATCTGCAGGAGCATACGATAGCAGAACTTTGCTTGCTTTTACGGTTAATGAAAATTGGGAATATCGTAATCAAGCAACTTCAGCAGAACTTCCAATAGTATATGGACCACTGGATGGTACTGCAAATGATGGACTAATAAATCAAACACATGAAGCATTTCAGACAAACTCTGATAATAGGTTATTTACTAATCCAGATAGAATCTCTAGATATGAACGTGCTAGATTTTTTAATAATATTGTAATGATGCGAGGAGACTCTGCAAGTTTGCAAATACAATCAAATCATTTGGTTCCAGCAACTGGATCAAACCACATCCACCTACTTGGTACATCATTAAATTTCAATAAAAATGCTCCTACAGATGAAATTAAATTAGCGTTTAGCATTATAAATAAAGATCCAGATCCTTCAATTATTCCAGATGAAGTTAGAATTCTTTTAGAGTTTGCAGAGAGTGATTCTCCAGGGGTAGGAGAGTGGGCTAGATTTGAGGTTGTGATGCCTGCAAATAATTATTCATTTTCAAATAATAGATACTATGTAATTACAAAACAATTACAAGAACTATATAAAAGCACTGGTTTCACATGGAACAATGTTAGCATAGTAAAAATATATACGACTGTTATTAAAAATAACTTGCCATCTGATGATTTTTATGTTGGCCTAGATGCGGTTAGATTTGAAAATGTTTCAACAACAAATCCAGTATACGGATTAACAGGTTATACAGTATTAAAAAATGTAAATGCAGAAACTATTATTAAGGCTGCTAACACTACAAATTATATAGAATTTAGATTCGCAATGGATGTGCAATAGTGTCGACTCCAGATCAAGGAATAAAAAAAATAATTATTCCAAAATCAAAATTACCTGGATTTTTTGGAGAAAACAGACAATACGTTTTACGATATAGATTTATTTCTGAAGACAAAAATAGAACGTCGCATTGGTCTCCAGTTTATAAAATATTGGCAGAAGATACCCCAAGTGAAATACTCAATAGCATGATTATTGATAGTGAAAACAGGGTAATTAATTTAACGTGGCAGCCACAAAACAATATAGATGAATATTTTATTTATGTTAAATGGAATAATTCTGACTGGCAATATTATGCTAAAACGCCACAGCCTAGTTATTCAATTGTATACAGTCAGGATAAAACCTATATAAATGTAGCAGTACAACCAAAAACAATACCGTTAGAAAGATTTGCAGATTCAGAATTATTTGAAAATGAGGGCAGTCTGATATAATTAGACAGGAGGAATAATGGCAAAAATACCACTACCAGAACTAGGGCAACCTTTAGATGTTTCATACATTTATCAATTAGCAAATGCAATTAATGAATTGTCTTTACAAGTATCTCCAGCAATATATAAGTATGTAACTGTTGATGTTCCTAACGGTGTTCAGCAAAATGCTAAAGCCTCTGAAACAAGAATAATTGCAGGCTATGCAGATGTTGTTAAAAGCGCAAATCAAAGTATTGGAAGTCAGCAACCATTTACATACAATTTCCCAGCAGATTTTAAGTTCGCTCCTATTGTTACAGCAACACCAGTTAATATTGGTGGAACTGAAGCAGGTAAAAATGTTTCTGTAGTAATTAAATCTATAACTACATCAAAAATAGATGGTAGTGTTAATTTTAATGCTACAGGAGATGTGTCAATAGGTGTTAATTTAATTATTGTCGGCATACCAAATTAATGATTAAATGCAAAAAATGTTCAAGAAATATGATTTTAGACAGGGTATACAACTCAGTTTCTCATCTAGAAATATATTGCTTAATGTGTGGATCAAGAAAGTTTTTTCATCCGCCGTCTGATTCGGAGGAAGGTCGATGGCTGTTAAAAAAGGAAACAGAACGAGCGAAGATTACAATGTCGCCCCTATAATACCTGGAAATAAAAAGGTATGGTTTCTAAACAAAGATTTAGTTAGAATTGTGCATTATAACAGATCTAATGGTATTATGTCAATTTACAATATTAATAAAGATAGGTTAGAAAGTTGTTTAATAAACGATTTTAAAAATAAAAGAGAACGTGCCTATACAGTAGGAGAAACTGCTGACTTAGTTAATAGGCATAAAAAGTATATGCCATCATTAATGAAAAGAGGAATCATCCCATTTCCAACTGGATCACAAAAAGGCGGGGCAAGAGGATGGCAAGTAAGATCATATTATTCAGAATCACAAGTAAAAGAGATTCGTGATATACTGGCTACATACCATATTGGTAGACCAAGAAAAGATAATTTAATAACAAATGATATTACTCCAACAAAGGCTGAGTTGACACGCCGAATGGGAGATGGTATACTGACATATACGAAGACCGAAGACGGTAGATTTATACCAATTTGGTCAGAATCAATATAACAGAAGGGTATGACATGGAAGACACAAGAGTATCAGTAACACTTGGATACACACATAATCTTGGAAATTTTCAATCTCTCAGAATAGATCTCGGCATTGTAGATTCAAGACGTGATGGAGAAACTGCAGACCAGGCGTTTGAGCGTGTATATAAATTTGTTGAGGATAAGTTAACAGAAAAAGTAGCAGAGGCAAAGGTTGAAATAGAAGAAGGAAATTAGTGTGACAGACAAGCAGAAGCGACTGGCTCTGTTAAGTAGGTTTGATAAACACTATAAGTTTAAATTAGGACAGAAGCCACAATATAACAAATGGATTGAACAGTGGTCTGCCGATGCACTTATTGAGTCTTATGGTCTTGATATTTGCTATGAACTACTGGAATATTATTTTGATGTAACAGTAAACCCTACATGGAATCATTTTGCATATGTAGCACATGATATACTAGAAGCAAAGCAGCAATACGCAAAAGATATAGAAGAACGAAAAGAACGCAGAAGAAAGGCTAAAGAGTGGTTGGATGAATAACACAGAATCCAAGTTAATCTCTGCAGTACTACAAGATAAACAGGCCCATGTATTGCTTCAGGCTAATATAGAAAGTATTTTAACTACGCATGTAGATGTTTGGCAATTTATTAGAAAATATTATGAGCATAATTCTACCGTTCCTCCAACAGAATTAGTTGTAGAAAAGTTTAGAGACTTTGAGCCAGTTAGCGGTGTAGGGTCAACAAAGCATCATCTTGAAGAATTACAGGCTGAATACTTAACAAACAGCCTTAAGGATATTATTAGGTCTGCTGCTACAGATGTTCAAGGTGGACAAGGCTTGGATGCACTTGAATCATTAATTACTAAAACAGCAGAGTTAAGAAAAAATACAGCAGCAATTCGTGATATTGATGTTACAGATTTAGATTCTGCAGTTGCATACTTCGAAAATCTAAAAAAGCAGCAAGAGGCTGGGGCACTTGGAATCAAAACAGGTTTGCCAGGATTTGACAACTACCTACCCTCTGGAATCATGCCAGGGCAGTTAGGAGTCTTCCTTGCATATCCAGGCATAGGAAAGTCATGGTTGTCTCTCTATTTCGCTGTACAGGCCTGGAAACAGGGTCGTAGCCCAATGATCATAAGTCTTGAAATGTCTGAGGTAGAAGTTCGTAACCGTGTATTTGCAATTATGGGAGAAGGAGTTTGGTCTCATAGAAAGTTAAGTGCTGGTCAAGTTGAGATGGATATGCTAAAGTCTTGGCATACAAAAACAGTTCAGGGTAGGCCAGAGTTTCATATTATCTCAAACGATACTGGCGGAGATATTAACCCCATGGTTCTTCGTGGCAAGATAGATCAATATAAGCCAGACTTCGTTATTGTTGACTATCTACAACTAATGTCTCCAAACCAAAAGTCAGATAATGAGACGGTACGCATGAAGAATCTATCTCGTGAACTTAAACTAATGGCTATTGCAGAAGAGGTTCCTATTATTGCTATTTCTTCTGCTACCCCCGATGATGTAACCAAACTTGAAACCGTACCAACACTTGGTCAAACAGCATGGTCAAGACAGATAGCCTATGATGCAGACTGGGTATTGGCTTTAGGACGAGGTACAAATAGCGATATTATTGAATGTGTGTTTCGCAAGAATCGTCATGGTTTTATGGGTGAATTCTTGGTCCAGGCTGATTTTGACAAGGGATATTATAGGTATAAGGATTATGAAGATAAGTCAGTATAATATGCTCCATGGAAACATTTCCACACAAGGCTATAAAGCGGTTTGGCTTGGACGGGATTATCGTTGATGACTCAGCCATTTACAGACTGCAACAAGAATATATCAGGTTACTGGTATCAGAAATGCGCCTATCTGGATATGCTCCAAGATTTGACATTGACCCAGAATTTACACTATCATACAATGAACAAAAAAATTATTTTGACTTTAAATTAAGTTTATACGGAATACATATAGGGAGAAAAAAGACAGAATGGATATTAGGGATAGACGGAACCAGACCAATTTATACACAGCCAGCCAAGTCAAAAGAGTACTCGCAGGATCTGGCGTAAGTATAGAAAAAGAAGCAGAGGCCGAATATATAGTATTCTGTCCATTTCATTCTAATCATAGAACCCCCGCTGGAGAAATAAATAAATATAGTGGTTTGTTTTTTTGTTTTTCTTGCGGAAAGACTGCAGATTTGATAGAACTAGTTATGCATTTTTCAAATAGAACATATTTTGAATCTGTAAGGTTTATTAAAAGCAAAGAAATTGAAACTGATATTTTATCTGAAATCAACTCTAAATTAATCCAAAAGGAAGAATGGTCAGAGTTTGATGTATCTATAGTTCAAAGACTGCATGAGCAGGCCTTGATATCAGAAAGAGCAATAAATTATTTTGTTAAAAGAAAAATTAATAAAGATTCTGTTATTAAATTTCAACTAGGGTATTCCGAAAACCAGGATATGATAACTATTCCTATATATAATCATGAAGGTCTCTGTGTTGGCTTTGTCGCAAGATCGATAGAAGGAAAAGAATTTAAAAATACGAACAAACTACCAAAATCTAAAATACTATTTAATCTTAATAAAGTAAAAACTAGATCAAAGGTTTATGTTGTTGAGTCATCGTTTGATGCTATAAGGCTTGATCAAATAGGGCTACCTGCAGTAGCAACACTAGGTGCTAACGTTTCACACAAACAGATAGATTTGCTTCAAAAATATTTTAGTGATATAAACATTATTGCTGATAATGATGAAGCAGGCGGTAACATGAAAGAAAAATTACAAGAAAAATTATCTGGAAAAGTTACTGTAATTAATTTAGACAATAAATATAAGGATATAGGAGATATGACCGATGAGGAATTATCTAGTATCAAGACAAATTTTGAAGATAATATTTTAGCGATGCTATTATGAAAAGACATATGCAATGGCTATATGCCATTAAGTCAATGCGTAAAAATAGTTATTGGACAAAAGCAAATACTGTAGAGTTTTTTGCCTTTATGACTAAACTTTGTATTATTTTTCCAGGTTTGTTGTTTGGAAAGCAATGGTGGTGGCTTTATATTTTTGCACTACTTTCAAGTTTATCATTAATCTGGTCATCAACTATAAAAACTTTGCCTACAATAATACTTTTTAATATTGGTTGGTCTATATTAGCGTCTTTAGCAATACTTAAATATTTTGGTATTTTACTATAAGGCTCTACTTGACAAAAACATATATCTGCTATATAATTAAATAACACTAACAAAGGAGAAAATCATGAGCGTTATTAAGGGATTGAAAAATATAAATGCCCTGCTCGATAAGAAAACAGAAGAAAGTGGACCAAAGGTTAAATGGCTTAAATTAGCCGATGGACAAGCAGTGAAGATTCGTTTTATTGAAGAATTAGACGAAGACTCTGCTAACTATAATGATAAGCGTGGTCTTGCACTAGTTGTAAAAGAGCACACAAATCCAAAGGACTATAAGCGTAAGGCTGTAGATACTATGGATACAGAAGGTCGTGACTGGGCTGAAGAAATGTATCGCAAAGATCCAAAGGGAAATAGCGGATGGCGTGGTCGTCTACGATTTTATTGCAATGTACTTGTAGATGATGGTATTGAAGATAAGCCTTATGTTGCTATCTGGTCTATGGGAGTAAGTAAGCAATCATCTTTTAATACTATCCGTGAATATGCCCTTGAGACAGGAAGCATTTCAAACCTAACATGGAAGTTAAAGCGTAATGGTCAGGGAACTGAAACATCATATACTTTGATTCCTTCGGCTCCAGATAAGGAACCGTTTAACTGGGAAGGCATTGAACCGTATCAATTAGAGAAAGCCTTGCGTCGTGTTCCATACGCAGAACAAGAGGCATTCTATCTCGGATTCGATTCGCCTTCATCTACATCAGCGACGAACATCGACTGGTAGTAGATGAATTACGTACCACTACATTTACATACTCATTTTTCTTTATTCGACGGTATCGGGTTGCCGTCTGAATATGTAGATCGTGCATCAAAACTGGGTATGCCTGCAATTGCGATTACAGACCATGGCTCCCTTTCTGGCCACAGAGAAATGTATCGTACTGCAAAAGCAAGTGGTATCAAGCCAATTCTTGGCATAGAAGGTTATATGTGTGATGATCGCTTTGACCAAAGAGATAAGGCAGATCGCACTACTCCGTTAGATATGGTTTATAATCATATAATTCTTCTAGCCAAGAATCAGGCAGGGCTAGAAAACCTTAATAAGTTAAACGAAATTGCGTGGACAGAAGGCTATTACAAAAAGCCAAGAATTGATTTTGAGATTTTATCTAAATATAAAGAAGGAATTATTGTATCTTCTGCATGCCCAAGCGGTATTATCGCTAAGTCAATAGAACTTGGCGAATTGGGAATGGCAAAGAGATATATTAAATGGTTTAAGCAAGAGTTTGGCGATGATTATTATCTTGAAGTAATGCCACATAACGATCCTTCTATTAACAGTATGATATTGCAATTGGCAGACGAGTTTAAGATTAAACCAATTGTAACACCAGACTGCCATCATGTTGACCCCTCACAAAAAGAAATTCAGGAACTAAAACTTATTCTTAATACTTATTCAAATAAAATTCAAAAAGATGCAACATATGAAAAATCTAAAAAACAGGGTGATTTAATGAGGCGCCTTGATTACTTGTACGGAGCAGACAGGCAAATGTCATTTAATAAGTTTGATATTCACTTGTTGTCATATGAAGAAATACAGGCTGCTATGGAAAAGCAGAGTATATTTAGAACAGACATTTATGAAAATACGCTTGACCTTGCTAATAAAATTGAAGACTATGATATTAAAGATGGTTTAAATTTATTACCAGTTCAATACAAAAATCCTGACAAGCAGTTAGAAGAACTTGCTATAGCAGGATTGACAGAAAAAGGTTTGAATGAAAAGAAAGAATATCTAGATAGACTTGATGAAGAACTTAAAGTTATCAAAGATAAAAAGTTTGGCCCTTACTTTCTTGTAGTTCAAAGTATGATTGCATGGGCAAAGAAGGAAGGAATTATGGTTGGTCCAGGTCGTGGATCATCTGCAGGATCTCTGCTTTGTTACGCCCTTGGTATTACTGACATAGATCCTATTAAACATGGACTCTTGTTCTTCCGTTTTATTAATCCAGAGCGCAATGACTTTCCAGATATTGATACGGACATTCAAGATTCTCGTCGTGATGAAGTTAAGGATTATCTTGTAAGACAGTACAAACATGTTGCCTCAATTGCAACATTTTTAGAATTTAAAGATAAGGGTGTAGTGCGAGATGTTGCTCGTGTATTAAACATTCCCTTAGCAGATGTAAATAAAGTTTTAAAGTTGGTTGATACTTGGGACGAATACTGTACTTCTAAAACTACCCTATGGTTTAGGGAAAAATATCCAGAGTTAGAGCAGTACGGAGAAAAACTTCGTGGGCGTATTCGAGGCACTGGTATTCACGCTGCTGGTGTTGTTACTAGTAAGAACCCTATTTTTAGATATGCGCCTATGGAAACAAGAAACTCTCCAGGATCAGATGAACGAATTCCTGTAGTTGCTGTTGACATGGAGGAGGCTGAGAGAATTGGCCTTATTAAGATTGATGCATTAGGACTTAAAACTTTGAGTGTAATTAAAGATACTGTAACAATAATTAAAGAACGAGAAGGCACAGACATTGACCTTTTGAGCATTGATATGTCTGACTCAAATGTATATCAAATGCTTTCTGATGGACACACAAAGGGAGTCTTTCAGTGCGAAGCCACACCATATACAAACCTTCTTATTAAAATGGGTGTAAAAAATCTAGCAGAGTTGTCTGCCTCAAACGCTTTGGTTCGACCAGGTGCCATGAATACTATCGGCAAGGACTATATTGAAAGAAAGCACGGCAGACAAGCAGTAAATTATCTACATCAAACAATGAAACCTTTCACAGAAGAAACATATGGGTGTATCCTATACCAAGAGCAAGTTATGCAGGCTTGCGTAGAATTGGGAGGAATGTCTTGGTCTGAGGCTGATAAGGTTCGTAAGATCATTGGTAAAAAGAAAGATGCTAGAGAATTTGATGCATTTCGTGATAAATTCGTTGCTGGTGCTTCTAAGTATATTAATCCCAATACTGCTCGTGATTTATGGCATGATTTTGAAGCGCATGCGGGATATTCGTTCAACAAGAGTCATGCGGTTGCTTATTCTACGCTCTCGTATTGGACGGCGTGGTTAAAGTATTATTATCCAATTGAGTTTATGTACTCGTTGCTAAAAAATGAAAGGGACAAAGATGCACGAACTGAATATCTTATTGAAGCGAAAAGAATGGGCATTAGTATTAAACTACCTCACATTAACGATTCGGATATTGATTTTAAAATTGAGGGTAAGGGTATTAGGTTTGGATTGTCGGGTATCAAGTTTATCTCTGATAAAATTGCAGAACGATATATATCGGCACGACCTTTTAAGTCTTTTGAGGAAGTTAAAGAGTTTACATTTACCAAAGGTAACGGAGTAAACAGCAGAGCGCTCGAAGCGTTAAGAATAATTGGTGCTGCTACATTTCCAGATAATCCAAGAAATGATGACGAACTTCGTGAAAACCTTTACGAGTATTTAGGTTTACCAGAGTTTACTCAAACAGTACCATCTCATTATCATGCTTTTCTTAATCCTGTAGAGGACTTTGAAGAAAAAGGATCTTTTATTCTAATGGGAATGGTTAAAGGAATTAAGCGTGGTAAAGGTTGGTCTCGTGTAGAGATCTTAGATAAAACTGGAAGCATAGGAGTGTTCGATGAAGAAAATACCACTATTGAGGCTGGTCGTTCTTATATTGTTCTTGCAAACGATAATAGGATTGTGGCTGCAGTTCCTGTGGATGAAATAAAAAATTCTGATGCAGCATTAATTAAATTTTTAAATTATAGGATGTTGCCTTATAAAGATGAAGAGTTATTTGTGGTATCATTTAAACCAAGAGTAACGAAAGCAGGAAAGAAAATGGCATCACTGACTCTGGCAGATACCTCCAGAGAGTTACATTCTGTAACAGTATTTCCTACTGCATTCCCTAAAGCATATATGAAAATACAAGAAGGGCATGCATATAAATTTGAATTTGGCAAGACTAAAGATGGTACCGTAATATTGGAGGATGTAAATGTCGGTTAGCCTTGAAGATGTATTAGCACAACTAAATCCTAAACTACGTAAAAGTATTTTAGTAGGAGATGAGGTGCCAAAGACCGAATATGCAGCAACGCCAAGTTATGGGCTTAATCGTGCATTAAATGGTGGCCTTCCTTATGGAAGACAAGTACTAATATGGGGAAGTAAATCAAGCGCTAAATCATCTTTATGCTTGCAGACGATTGCTCTTGCACAGACAGAGGGTAAGGTCTGTGCTTGGATAGACGCTGAGATGTCATATGATAAAGAGTGGGCAGGAAAATTAGGTGTTGATACATCTAAATTAATTGTGTCGCAAGCAAGAACTATTAACGAGATGGTAGATGTTGGGGTAAGTTTAATGGAGGCTGGTGTTGATATTATTGTTGTAGACTCAATTACTTCTTTGTTGCCAGCGATTTATTTTGAAAAAGATTCTACAGAATTAAAGCAACTAGAAAATACCAAACAGATTGGTGCAGAGTCTAGAGATTTTAGTAATGCATGGAAGATGCTTAATTATGCTAACAATAAAGTTAAGCCAACTCTTTTGCTTTTAATTAGCCAATCACGAAATAATATTAATGCAATGTATACAAGTCAGCAACCCACTGGTGGCCAGGCTACAAAATTTTATTCGTCCACTGTAGTAAAACTATTTTCTTCAGAATCAGAGAATCAAGCAATTAAGGGAAAGATATATGTTGGAGATAAAGCAATTGAAGAAAAGATTGGCAGAAAGATTCGTTGGGATCTGCAGTTTTCAAAAACTTCGGCAGCATTTCAATCTGGTGAATATGATTTCTATTTCAGGGGTAGCAATTTGGGGGTTGACTCTATTGCTGATCTTGTTGACACTGCTGAATTAATAGGAATTGTAGAGCGAACAGGAGCCTGGTATCTTTTGCCAGATGGATCAAAGGTTCAAGGCAGAGAGGGATTTATTACTAAAGTAAGAGAGGATCTTGATCTACAAAATATGATTAAGGATAAAGTTGACGGAAAAGTATAGCGTTTATGAAGGCAAGTTTCCTTGTAGAACTTGTAGAAAAGAAGTCAAAACTATGCGTGTCTACATGGCTACTGGAATTGCCACATGGATGTGTCCAGATAAACATTTATCTGAAAGTCAATTATTTAAAGTAGGATATAAGACAAAGAAAAAAAATGACTGAGAAAAGTGAAAGTAAAAGAATAGGTGCCAAGCAACATAAAAACTCTGGCAGAAATACTAAAAAAGGTGATGCAACTTGGGAAAATTTTACTGTAGATTTTAAAGAAAACTCAAAATCTTTTACTTTAAATCATAATGTATGGGCTAAGGCAGTTACAGATGCCATTAGAAACGGAAACGATCCCGCAATTATATTGGTCTTGGGAGAAGGAAACAAAAAGATTAGACTAGCCATTCTAGAACTATCTATATTAGAAAATATTATTGGTGAGGTATAATATGTATATGATCAATACAGTGTATTCTAATATTTTTAATGATAATGAAATAATATTAATTAATAATATTATTAATGAAGAGTTAAGTCGAAGAGTTATTGTAGAAGATGAATCTTTTGTTAATAGTACAGAAGATAAATATATAATAAAAAATCTCAACGGAAGAATGATGTTAGCACATTTACCTATACCACCAGATATTTTTAAAAAAATAAAAGATTTTGTCGGATTAGAGTATGTAGAATTAGGCTGTGTGTATGCAGAATATGATCCAAAGCATCATGGAAATCCTTCACTAAATATGCACTATGATAGATTTAAAGACAACTTATGTTTTGATTATCAGTTAGACTCAAATACAGTTTGGCCAATAAAGATAGAGGATAAAGAATTTATTTTAAACAATAATGAAGGCATAACCTTTATGACAAAATCACAATATCACGGACGTCCAGAAAAAATATTTAAAAATGGAGAGTATGTAAAAATGTTATTTTTCTTTTTTGAAAAGGTTTCAAATGAGTAACAATTTTGATCCATCACAATATAACAATTCCCTTTTAACCACATCTATTCCTGGTCAAGATTTTGTAACTGTATATATTAATGATGTAATTAATTA